ACAAGGAGTGGCTCAAGCTGAATTACAAAATAGAGCTTTGGAAGCAATAGGAAGGGCTCAAGCTCAAGGTTTTAATACGGCTCTAGGTGCAGCGCAGAGACAACAAGGAATTGGTTTAACTGCTGGTCAACAATTAGGACAAGCTGGTGCATTACAACAAGAAATGGCTGCGCGTGACTTAGGTCAATTATTTCAAGCAGGTGGTGTTCAAAGACAACTTGCACAACAAACATTAGATGCCCAAAGACAATCTACTTTACAACAACAATTTGAACCGTTCCAAAGAGCAGAGTTTTTATCTAACTTATATGCTGCGGGTCCTAAATCTCAATCAGGGATTACAATGGCTACACAACCAACAACAAGTCCACTAGCACAATCTATTGGAACTGGTATAGGGGCATTCACAGCATTTCAAGGATTAAATGCTCCGAGGTAATGGTTTATGAACAAAGTATTACACAGACCACTTTTTAGAAAAGAAGCACTTCGTAAAGGAGCAATAAAACCTATTCACGCACAAACTGGTGTTATGGTTGGTGCTCCTACACAAGATATTAGAAACGTAAGATTTAGACCACCCATGGTTGTAGAACAACCTGGTTTGACTAAAAGAATTGGAACATTTGCAGGAAGACTTGGAAGAGATGCTGTTGCATTTCCTGGATCTCTTAAACAACAAGTGATGAGTCCAAGAACTAGAGTTCCTTTTGGAATGGGTGGGGGTATAGGAAGATTTTTAGTAGCTCCTACAGGTGCATATGATGCGGTATCAGCCTTAACAACTAAAATGGGAATGCAACCAGGTGCACTTAAAACCGGTGTAGATTTTGGTTTGAGTGGTTTAGCATTATTAAATCCTTATACAAGAGCTGCAAGTACAGCTTATGGTGCATATAATTTATTAGCAAGACCGCTTATAGGTGGTGCTATTGATTATGTAACACAAAAACCAATGGGCACTACCTCTCAAGCAATGGATATAAGAAGATTCTTAGGTGATCCATCACGTGTTGGATCACGCTTATTTACATCACCTACAGGTGACAAACTTACAAGAAAAGAAAGAAGAGAATTAAGAAAACAAGAAAGACTTGCGCAAGAAGAGGGCAGTGAAGTAGCGTTAGTTCCAGATAGATTAACACAACCTGAAAATATTGCAGAGAATGAAAATAATTTAATTGATATTAACAAAGTTGTTACCAATAACACACCTGGTGGCACAGCTCCCGTTCCTCCAGTTCAACAAAAACCTAAATTAGCTGCACAAAAAACAGAGGAAAAAGATGTAAGTAAAGAAGAACAAGATAAAAAAATTTTACAAACAACAACTGAAACACCAGCTACAGGTGGTGTTGGCAAAGTAACTGCTGGAGATGGCACAGCAATTGGTGATCAAACAATTGCAAGGGCAAGACAAATAAGAAATGAGTTAATGCAAGGGCAATCATCACAAGCTAAACTAGTATTCTTAGCTAATTTAGCAGCAGGTCTAATGGCTGGTACAACAGCTAAAGCAGGTATTGGAGGTGCACTAGAAGTATTTGGTAAAGCTCTTGGTCCTGCTGTAAATAATTATGCAACAATAAAATTAAAAGAAAATGAATTAGAAAATAATTTAATGAGTGATGCTTTAGAATTAGCTGTTGAAGAGTTAGCAGCTAAAAATGCAGTATTAGAAGATTCAGATTATCCTGACGCTACTCCAGGAACAGTAAAAATTTTAGATGCACAAGGTAGAACAATAAATATTACAGCAAGAAGATTAAAAGACGGCACAGTTCAAGTGGCTAACCCAGGCTCAGTAGATCAAAATGGTAGACAAATTTTTGTTACAGTCACTCCTGGAGAATACATTACATTTAGAACAGCGAAAGGTGCTGAAAAAGGACAATTTGAAACATTAAGAGATCTCTCTGGTAAATACAAAGCTTACAAACTTGGTACAGATACAATAAAAATATTAGAAGATGCTGAGGCACAAGACAAAAAATTTGCAGGTCCTGCCGGTAGACTTAATTTATTCTCAACACGTCTTGGTGATGCATTAAGAGACTTTGGTATAAATGTAAGCAGCATTGAAGATGGTTCAAGAATAGCTGCAGATTTAAGACTTCAATTAAGACAAGGTTTAATTAATGACGGAAAAACACCAGAAGAAGCAGATAAAATTTTAGACAGAGAATTTGGCTCAACTGAAAGTTACAAAGATAAATTATTAAAAACTTTTGGAACTTTTGCAGATCAAACAGATAGTGCTAATCTTGAGAGACTTGCAATTAATGAAACTGTCATGGTTTATGCATTAGCAAACTCATTAAAATCAAAAGACCGTTTGACACAAAAAGATATTCAAATGGCCAAAGATCTAGTTAACGTATTCCCTCTATTAAGAGGTCAAAGAACAGTTATTAAATCATTAAAAGCTGTAAATGAAACAATTTTAACTGACATAAGAAGATTAGAAACTGATTACCAAGATATTTATAACGGTGATACATATACTATCAATAAATACAGATCAACGTATGGTTTATTAAGTGACCAAACAGGAGCAGCCCCTGAATTACAAAATCCTTTCGCTGATCAATCTACTCAAGAATTATTGGAGCAATTTTAATGGCTACTATACAAGAACTTCAAAAACAGTTGGATGATAAAACTTTAAATCCTAGATCTTTGAATAGAAAACAAAGAGCTATAATTGATGAATTAATTAATAGAGGTGAATTAAAAGGTCCAACTACTGGGGAACTATCTACTATGATGGATACTGCTGCACAAAATATTGCAAGAAGAAGAGAGTTCTATGCGGATCCAATTGGTAAGGCATTAGAAGCAGAAGATAATCCTTTTTTTATTAAGGGTAGACCCACAGCGGAGTTAGCAGGTGATTTAACAGGATCATTAGTTCCTTACTTTGCAATGAGAAAAAAAATATTTGGTGCTGCTAAGTCTGGTAATTTATGGCAAAAAGCACCTGGTAAATTTTTACAAGCAGCAACTAAAGTAGCAGACAGATTACCTGGTAGATTAAAATTTCTTGGTGGAGCGTTAAGATTAGTTGCTAGAACAGCTGATGCTCCTGCAAAAGTTTTAAAAAGTCCATTAGGAAGAGCAGAAATTTATTCTGTTTTAGGAGGCACTGCTGGAGCAGGTGCAGGATCTATTACTTACGATATGTTAAATGAACAAGCTGGAATAGCTATTGCATCTGCAATCACTGACGATTTTGCAGATATACCGGACAAAGAGATAGATCAAAATATTTTGTTGAACTCCGCAAGAGCTACAAAGACTGCATTAATGTGGAACGCTGGAGCTGCTGCATTAACACCTTTTATATTTGGTCCATTAGGTAAATTAGGTCAAAAATTATTTGGTGCAAAATCAACTAAGGCTAAGGAGCTATCAGAATATGCAAGAGATAAAGGTTTACCATTACCTTTAATGACAGGTATTGAAGATGGAATATTTACTGGTTTAGGGCAAGGTTATTTTAAAACTGTTGGTGTATTTCCATTTGTGTCTGGGATAGGTAAAGAAGCATTAGAACAAGCAGAACAAGCAGCGGGTAGACAATATTTAAATAGTCTTACAGCTTATGCACCTTTGATGAAAACATCTGCATTATCTTCTTCTATATATAATCAAGCAGCAAAAGTATTCAAAGAAAATGTGGCTTTAATTGGTGCTAAGTATAAAGCTTTTGATACATTAGCAGAGAACGTTGGAAACCCAAGAATTATAAAATTAGATAAAACAAAAAAATATGCAGATGAATTTTTAGAAAGATATAAGGCTAGTTTTCCAGACATAGATGCATACAAAACAGCAGAGGCAGGTGTTAATATTAAAGACATAGATACTTTACTTAAAGCACAAGGAGACCCACTAAATTTATTTATGGTTGCAACTAAATCAATAAGTGATGAAGGTTTAATAACACCAAAACAATATAAAGGTTTAATGCAGATGTTAAATAGAGCCATAGAGGGTTCTGAATTTAAAATTCCCACTGGAAGTGTTTGGGCTTTAAGAGAAGCAATGGAAACAGATTTAAATTCTTTTGGTGCTAATTTAAGTAAAAATGCTTTTTTACAAGACAAATCATTAAAAGAAATTTATGACAATTTAAGTGCCACTCAAGGTAAGGCTGCTGCAGAAAGTTTTATAAACACTAATATAAAAGATGCTGAGGGTTTATATAATAAATTGTATGATGCTAACGCAACTTTTAGTTCTATTATGGGCTTTTATCAAAAATTAAAAATACCAAAATCATTACAAAAATTTGATGCTGACCTTTTCACAGGCAGAGGTGTCAATGGAATTTTAGGGAGAGAAGCAGGTTTAAGAGATACCTTATTTGAAACAATGGAAAGAGATGTTTTTGCATCTAATTCTCCAGAGGCAATAAAACAATTTAAAGTTATTATAGGAGCTTCAGGGAAACAGGCTACAAAAAATGGTAAAGCTTTATTTGAAGCTGCTAAGGCAAGATATTTTTTTAATGCTTTTTTAGATTCTTTTGATTCAGCCACTGCTCCACAAGCAAGATCTGTATTTAAAGATGTAATAGATGCATCTCCAGCTGTAAAAGCAGGTACAGAATATGCTCAGGATGCATTATCTAGATTAGGAACTGATGAAATTATTGCAGGAAGAGGATTTAGTATAGATGATGTAAAACTTAATAACGGAATATTTAACACAAAAGATATAAGATTTAGTCCAAAAGACTTTGCTGATTTCAAAATAAATAAATTTATGAATAAGTTAGGTATAGGAGAAGCCACTGCTGACCTTGGTAGACAAAAAATGGTTGAACTATTAGGCGAAGGAGGGGCAAGTGAATTTTATAAATTTACAAATTACATGAAAGCTATTTCAGACATTCCTATTTCTGATACGTCAACTTTCTTACAAAGAAGATTCACACTTGCTGGACCAAGAGCTTTAACAGGAACATTGATAGGTGGTGGTATGTTTACAGTAAATCCTTTTGCACCGTTTATATTTTTATACCTTGCTAAAAAAGCAGGTAGAATATTAACTGATCCTGTAGCTTTAAGATATATGAATGATGCCTTGCTACCTGAGGAGACAATAAAACTTTTGAGAGGTAAAAAAATTGATTTTAATACTAGAGTAAAATTACCACCTAGATTAAGAATAAACCCATTACAAAAAAGAGAAGCATTTGCTAGATTTGCAAACTACATTGCTGATGAAGAAGAAGATACTCCTAGAGTTAATCCAAAAAATATTGATCTTGAATCTATTCAAAATGAATTACAAGATAAACCATCATCAATACCACAACCATTATATGATGATAAAAATTTACCAAAAGAAACTATTGAGGCTATGTTTGCACAAAACTTTACAAAAAGTTCTGGAAATGTAGATGTTGATAATCAAATGGTGGACTATGTTCAATCATCTATTAACAATACAATCGAAACAGAAGTTGATGCAGAAGCAAGAGATTTAGATGCAGACCAAGCTGCAGAACCACTTGTTTTAGAAGATGTGGTGGCTGCATCAAGAGCAGCTCCAGGCGCACCTTTAACAGATAAAGTTACACAACAAGAAGTAGCAGGATTGTTTCCAAACGATGATTTAAGTCAATTAATTGCAGCTAGAGGTAATAGAAATGCCTAAGGATAATGCTTTACAAAAAATAGAATCACATGAAAAACTTTGCAGAATTATGCAAAGAGAAACACATAAAAAAATACAAAACATACAAAATGATATAGCTAGAATTGAAAAAATTATGTTGACTTCAGCAGGGGTATTGATTACTGGTATGGCAGGAGTGATTGTAGTTTTAATAACAAAAGTCTGGTGAAATTAACTTTAAATAAAAAATATCCATACAAACATTACAATAGATTTTCTGATACTACAGGAAGAAAGTATCTTGTTGATAATATTAAAGTTCCAAGTGTAACGACTATTTTATCTGCTACTAAAGATATGACACAATTAAATGATTGGCGTAGAAGAGTGGGTAATGAAGAGGCTAATCGAATAATGAATCAAGCATCTACCATAGGGACTGAAATGCATAAGGTTTTAGAACACTCATTATCAGGAGGAGGTTATTATAGTATGATGGATGAAGATGCTAAACCTAGAAGAATGGCTAAAGTAATATTAGAAAATCTTAAGTTAGATGAGGTGTGGGGTAATGAGGTTAGTTTAGAATATAACAATTTATATGCAGGGACCTGTGATTTGACTGCTATAGCATACGGAAAACCTAGTATTGTTGATTTTAAGCAGTCTAATAGACCTAAAAAGGAAGAATGGGTGGAGGACTATAAATTACAGCTAGGAGCTTATTATTTAGCCCATAAAACGAATTACGGGCCCATAGAGCAGGGGGTAATAGCAATATGCACCCGTGACCTCCTATATCAGGAATTTAAGCTCTCAGAGGCTGATTTAAGCCATTACGGGCATGAATTTTTAAAGAGAGTAGATAAGTTTAAAGAATTACAGAAGCCAACTTCTTAGGTCTTCTTCACCTAATGTTTTAGCCGCAATTTGGCCTTTATTGATTAATGACTTCATAATTGCTTCATCTAAGGTATTTCTTGCAACTATATCAATATAAACAACAGTTCCCTTTTGGCCCATTCTGTGCGCTCTGTCTTCTGATTGCATACGAACTTCAAGATTGTAATTGTTTGAAAAATAAATGACTGTATTACAAGCTGTAAGAGTAAGACCAAAACCACCTGTGGTTGGATTACCTACAAAGAACCGTACTTTAGAATCATTCTGAAAAAGGTCTACAGCTTTTTTTCTATCTTCAACACTTACCTCACCAAATATACTTACAGTTGAGTCCGCACCATATTTAGATTTAAGTGAGTGTATTATTTCATGGATATTCCATAAATAATTTGCCCACACTATTATTTTACCATCTGTTTCTTCGATTACTTCATGCAAAGCTTTTACTTTTTGATCATGTAAGACTAACATTTTACCTTCATCATCTTTAGTAAAACCATTACAAACTTGATGTAATTTAATAATTTCAGTTAATTTATTGGAAAAAGATATAGTGCTATCTTCTACTACAGCTAAAGCAGATTGGCGTAGTCTCTCGTAAACTCTTTGAGATTCTCCTTCTAATTCAATATAACGTTTTTGTCTTACCTTAGGTTTTAAATCTAAACATTCATCTTTTCTAATTCTTGTTGAAAATGTTTTAAGTTTTTCTTCAAGTTCATCTAATCTTTTGTAATATTTAGGTATAGATATCCAACGTCCTGATCCAACAGGTATATCTCCCATTTCTGCATATCTATTTCTAAAAGTTAAATAGCTGTTAAAACCTAATAAATCTGGACTTAAAAAAGCACATTGTGTATATAAATCTAATGGAGATTTTGTTATTGGCGATCCTGTTAATATACGCCTTCTGGCGGATAATATACGCAATTTTAATATGTTTTTTGTTCTTTTTGCTGTTCTATTTTTTATGGTTGTTGATTCATCCAATACTACAAAATTTAGTTTATTTTTAGTTAGATAATTTATACAGCCATCTAATCCCCTTTTAGTTGATAAAGCCTCAACATTAATTAAGAATATTTTTAAACCCTCATGGTCATTGAGTTTTGTTAAATCTTTAGGTTTATCAATATTCCATTTATATATTTTATGTTTGATTTCATTCGGCATATGAAGTAATATTTCACTTTCCCAAACAGTGTAAACTGATTTTGGTGCTATTATTAAAACTGTATTTATTTTATTTAATAAATAAAGATATGAAAAATTATCAATGGTAACTTTAGTTTTACCTGTACCCATTTCCATAAAGTAAGCCCATTGAGTTTTATTTGCAGATTCTTGTAGTGCATCCCTTTGATGTTTATAGGGATTTGTTTTATACGGATATTTCCACATCAAAAAAAATAATAATTTTTTTTATTGCAAAAGGCAAGAAGATATTTTAATAAGCTGCAGGAGGAAAATATGGATATAGAAAAAATGTCATCCATTGACATTAACAAAGATGATATCAAATCAATCTCTGATAAATGTCACCAACTCAATGAACTCCAAACTCAACTAAAGGAAAAAGAAGAAGCACTTTCATTATTGAAACATAAAATTCGAGACATGGAAGAGCGAATTATTCCTGAGATGATGCAGGAAGCTGGTGTATCACTTTTAAAATTAAGTGATGGATCTACAGTAGAAGTAAAACCATTTTACGCTGCTAAAATTCCTGAGTCACGTGTTGATGAGGCTTTTGGTTGGTTGAGAAGTAAAGGTTTTGAAGATCTAATAAAAAATACAGTTACTGCTCAATTTGCTAGAGGACAAGATAATCAAGTTGCTGAACTTATAAAAGTTTGTGAAGATCATAATTTTACCTACAATAAAAAACAAAAGGTAGAACCTATGACTTTAAAAGCATTTGTAAGAGAGCAAGTTGAAGGTGGTAAAGAATTACCATTTGATCTGTTCGGAGTTTACATTGCAAATAAAACAACAATTAAAAAATAAAGGATAAAAATGTCGATAAAGAGTAACGTAAAGTTCAAAGACGGACAAGCGACAGGTACTAACGTAGAAGTAAAGAATACTGGCGCAATTGCAGCTTTTGACGTTGAAAAGTTTGCAGACACTGGTTTCGATAATGTCGATGCTAATAGTTTAGCATTACCATTTTTGAAAGTGTTAGGACAACTATCACCACAGGTAACACAAGGGGATAGTCAATTCATAGCGGAGGCAAGAGCCGGTATGATTTATAATACAGTTACAGATGAGCTGTATGATGGCCAAAAGGGCATCACGGTCATTCCATGTTATTACAAGTTAGAATACATAGAATGGCAAGACAGAGATAAAGGGGCAGTAGCACCAGTTAATATTTATGCTGCTGATTCTGATATCATGTCAAAAACAACAAGGGGTGATGATGGTAAGGACAGATTATCTAATGGTAATTATGTTGAAGAAACTGCTTCACATTATGTTTTAATATGCCAACCAGATAAAAACTCAACTGCCCTTGTTAGCATGAAGTCCACACAAAGGAAAAAGTCAAAAAAGTGGAACTCTATGATGATGTCATTGAGACAACCTAGAAAGTCAGGAAAAGGTAGCTTTAGACCTGCACCTTTCACTCAAACGTACACTATGAGAACTGTGTTAGAAAAAAATAACAAAGGTTCTTGGTATGGTTGGGAGATTGAGCACACTGGAGCAGTTCAAAATGATGAACTTATGAAAACAGCATATGAATTTTACGAAAGCTGTAAAAAGGGAGCTGTGAGAGTTAATCATACAAAAGACGAACAGGCACCGAAGACACCATTTTAATTTATGAGTCTTCTTGACAACACTCTGGAAGAGTTTATAGAACTCTTCCAGGGGTCCAACTCATATTTTGGAGTTTCTAAACCTACGGGTAAAAAAAATTCTAAGGGTAAGACGGAATACAAACATTGGCTTGAACCTACACCAATGACAAAGGATCATTGGTTGCAACATTTAAAAGGAGAAGCATATTATGGATCAGTTCCCATTAGAGATGATAATACATGTAGTTGGGGTGTCATCGATGTTGATCGTTATAACATACGGCACGAGGAAGTTATATCGACAATTCGTAAAAGAAAATACCCACTCGTCCCGTTCAGATCAAAATCCAACGGACTCCATCTAATTTTATTTATTGAGGGTGTAGTTGCTGCATCTTCAATGCGTAAAAAATTAATTGAGATAGCATCGGATTTAGGCATTAACGACACTACAACAGATATTTTTCCTGCACAGGATGAAGTAGACCTTACTCCTGAAAACTGGGATGAAAAAAGAAAAGGCAACTTTTTAAATTTACCTTATCAAAAAGCAAACATGACAACTCGTTGTGCCATGAATGATGATGGCTCATCTATTCAAATAAATGATTTATACAACTTTGTAAAAAAATTTAGAGTAAATCCAAGTCAATTTAAAAAAATTAAAATATTTCAAGATGATGAAACCAAAGATTATCCTCCATGTGTTATTAATTTTATGAAAAATAAAGTACAAAAAGGTGAGGGTCGTAATGATGCTATGTTTAATGTAGCTGTTCTTGCAAAAAAAATTAATCCTGATCCTGTTATGTACGAGGATTGGACTAGAAATATGATGGGTAAAGTTTGTTCAGAATCACTTCACCCAAAAGAATTGCAAAATATTTTTAAAGGTGTAGAAAATAAAGAATATGCGTACAAATGTAAAACGTCAATCGCTAGAATGCACTGTGTATCATCTGAATGCGTTAAGCGTAAACTTGGGATTGGAGCTAATGAGGCTTTACCTGAAGTAGGTAAACTTCTAAAAGTAAATTCTTATCCTGAACCATATTGGATTTTACCTATTCAAGGTAAATCTATTAGATTATCTACAAAACAATTATATCAACAACAATTATTAGGAGAACAATTATTAAATTATGATATTGTTTGGAGGCCACTCAAACCAACAAAAAGAGATCCCGATCCTTATAGAGATTGGCTTGAGGAATTATTGAGCAACAAACAAGATATGGAAGGTTATGATGCAGGTGAAGAAAGAGAAGATGTATTTAATTCAAGGATGACAAAATTTTTAGAGGACGTAGAGGACACAACAGAATTCGATCAAATAGACTCGGGAAATATTTGGAAAGATGAGAACGAAATGAGATTCAAATTAGAAACATTTAGATCATTTATGAAAAAAATGGGTTATAATTGGAATGAAAAAGAGTGCACAAGATTTTTGGAACAAGGTGGGGCTCAGCCTAAAAAGAAATTTCAAAATGTTAGTAGTCGACATTGGGTCGTCACTGTGCCAAAAATAAATGAACATAAAAATAAAAATGTCAAATTTGTTAAAACAAAGGCTGCGTGGGAAGACAATTAAAATATTTGGACCACCAGGAACAGGAAAAACTGAAAACCTACTCAAAAGGGTTCAGCGTTATCTTAAACAAGGATACTCTCCCGATGAGATCTGTTACATATCATTTACCAACAAAGCAGTTGATGAATGTGTTTCAAGGGTCAGAAAAAGATTTAAAGAATATGATGAAGATGATTTTAAATATTTTAGAACATTACATTCTCTGGCCAGACAACAGTTTGCTGAGATTCCCGTTCTAGACCCAAAGGCAGATCTTTTGATGTTTCATACTCAGTATGGGACAGTAAAAGTAAATTATAAAGATACTTGGGACGATCAAAAAGTTTATAACAATTGGTCTTTACAAATATATGATAGAGCTAGAAATATGAAAGTTGATCCTGTGTGGTTGTATAAACAACAATCTAGAAAAGCCGTTAGATTACAACAGTTCAAATCAATCATAGCAGGATATGAGGAGTTTAAAACTATGGAAACGGAAAACGGAGGACGGACACCGGACAGACTAGACTTTACCGACATGGTAGAAAAATTTATTAATGATGGTTTAACAATACCTTTTAAAGTTCTAATGGTAGATGAGGCACAAGATCTTACCCCTTTGCAATGGGATATGGTTGTTAAGATTGCTGAACGTGTAGACAGAGTTTATCTTGCTGGAGATGATGATCAAGCTATTTATGAATGGAATGGCGCAGATGTTTACTATTTTCAAACCTTCCCAGGCCATGAAGTAGTGTTAAAAAAGTCAGTAAGATTAAATAAAAATATACATTTCTTCTCCAAATGTTTACTAAATTCTATGGGTGATGATCGTGTGAAAAAAGAATTTTACTCAAATCAAAAAGAGGGAAAAATATATAGATGTAGTGGATTAAAAAAAATACCTTGGCATTTAGAAGGTAGCTGGATGGTCCTTGCAAGAATAAATGATGTAAAAAAAGAATTACAGATAGAGGCGAAAAATTTAGGTTTGTATTTTCAAGATGTAAAAAATAATAAGTCTTTCGACCCGAATCAGTATTTGGCTATAGAATATTGGACTAAAATATGTGAGGGTGGCTCAATATCAAGAGAAGAAGCTTGTACTATGTATGAATATTTATTGAATATTGATCATGGTTTTAGGTCACAAGATAGTAAAAAATGGAGTTTTGCACATCCAAATCAAGTGTTTACTTTTGATGAATTACATTTAAGATGTGGTATGCGTGATGAAAAAAGCTCATGGGATCAAGTATTTAAAAGAAAATTTAAAGAAAAAGATAAGAAGTATTTTAAAAAATTGATGAGTGAGAATGTTGATTTAAATCTACCACCAAATATTATCATAGATACTATACATCAGGTAAAAGGTGGTGAGGCAGACAATGTAATTTTATCAAGCAAATGCAATTTTCCCTCTCATTTTGAAAAAAAGAATTTAAAAGAGAAGGTAAAAGAGTTAAGAGTATGGTATACAGGTGCGACCAGATCTAAAAATACTTTGCATTTATTAAGCACTTATCATCAATATCATTTTCCCTTAGGAAAATATTTTAACTTATACGAGGCAAACTATGGCAGAGTTTAGACAACTTATTGTAGACGCGTTAGAAGATAGATATAACGCTGACATATCTGAAGCTGAAGTAACTTTGAAAATATATTTAGAAAAGCCCGTTGCTATAGGAGAACATCCACAGCATGTTGAAGAGGCAAATAAATTAATTGAAAAAATTACAACTGCAGAGGATAAATTAAGGACGTTACAAGCATTTAAGTTATGACACATAAAGACTTATTTAAAGGCACTACCTACAGTTCATTAGAGGAACAAGTAGGTGGTAATCATTATTCTAAAATGAAGATTCAACCTGCAGAGTTTATTAATGAAAACAAATTATTATTTGCAGAGGGAAATGCTATAAAATATATCTGTAGACATAGATTAAAGGGTAAAGAAAAAGATATAGATAAAGCTATACATTATTTAAAAATGATTAAGGAAAGAGATTACTCATAGTGTTAAAATTTTATTTGTGGGTTATGGGTTGGTCCGGTAGAATAAATTCTTGGGCATGGCGTAAACAAGCTCAAATAATTAAGAAAGATAGAAAATGATTGATTTAGTTTTTTCAATTTTCTTGATAATCATAATTTATGGTGTAGTTTGTATGCTCTTATATTTTTGGAACAATGAAAAGTTATGATAAAAATGATTATTATAGTTGGTATTGTTATGACCCTGACAGGGTGTATAAAAGATTACGATTTAAACCCGGGTACCACTATCGTAAGATATTTAATAAATGACTCATCAACTTAATTTTATTTACAACGACTCAGATTGGGTGTGCCCTAATGAGTATCCTGATCTATCACAAGCAAAAGAGATAGCCATAGACTTAGAAACAAAAGATCCGAATATTAAAACTAAAGGATCTGGGTGGGCTACATTTGATGGACATATTATAGGTTTTGCAGTGGCTGCTTATGACCAACAATGGTACTTCCCTATTGCTCATGATGCAGGAGGCAACATGGATTTAACGTTAACAACAGCGTGGATGCAGGATGTTTTAAAAACACCAGCTACTAAAATTTTTCATAATGCATCATATGATGTGGGGTGGTTATTAGTTAATGGTTTTGAAATTAGAGGTAAAATTATAGATACTATGATAGCTGCAGCTATTGTTGATGAGAATAGATATAGTTTTAGTTTAAATGCTTGTGCTAAAGATTATTTGGGTGAAATAAAAAACGAAACATTTTTATTAGAAAAAGCTAAAGAGTGGGGTTTAGATGCTAAGCAAGATTTATGGAGATTACCTGCAGGTTATGTC